TCTAGATGCAAATGTCACTCCAGCCAAACTTTCCGATTCTGACTTTGGTGACTTTACCGTAGCCAGTGGAATTGCCACTATTGATGCTGGTGTAGTTACGTTTGCAAAGATTGCTGCAGCGGCAGTTGGCACGGTAGCTGAAGTAAAAGCTGAAACGGCATCAAAGCTAGTTACGGCAGACAATGTGAAGCAATCTCCTCCAGCCGCAAAGGCTTATGGTAGTTTTACTACCGCAACAACCGCGAGAACACTTTCTGGTTCATACAATACGTCAGTAACGAGAATTGATTCAACAAACACCACAATTACGTTCACCTCTGCGATGTTAAGTGCTGAATATACTGTATTGTGTCAGACAACTAATTCAGGGTCAACTGGAGTTGGCGTTGACAGTAATCCAATTGTTTACGCAAAAACGACGACTGGATTTAAAGTTCTTCATATACCTGAATCAGCCAATCGAGCCGTTGACTTCGTTGTATTCGGAACGCTTGCATGAACCAGCACTTAGGAGAAGCAATAAAAATATATGGCGAAGACTTTCACAAACTTTTGTATTGGCACTTATGCTTTGGTGTTGTCATTTCTGACGCTGAATGCTTCGCTTTATGTTTCTACTCGCGAGAAGGAACTCCTACTCAAGCATGTGAAGTTCACCATTCCAACACACTATTTGTCACAATGTGCGTTGGTGACATGCGGAAGTCTCTTAGAAAGTTCCGCGATGACTTTGAATACATCTCATTCCAGCGTGAATTTAAGAATTCACCTCGCGTGAGGATTCACAACATGCAACAATTTTACTCAAAACTTAAATAATACAAGAATATGGGAAGTTCTCCTGATAAGGTAAAGGCTCCAAAGGCTGATTACGCAAAAGATATTAACAAATTTGTTTCTGCTTATGGTCAGTCTCTACCGCAAGTCCTTGGATTTGAAAAGCAATTCCGTCCAGAGTTCCAAGGGCTTAACCTTGGAGACATTTCTAGCTTTTTAGGTGGCGTAGGCGGTCAAGAAGGCTTATTTGGACTTAGCCGGATGGCATCGCAAGAAGCAGGACAGCAACTTGGAGCAGCGCGTGAAGGAGAGTTAGGACAAATGGCTGGCCAAGCACCGCTTACCCGTGGTGTTATGCAAGGATTGTCCCCAGAACAAGCTGCGGCGGTTCAGGGATTTGCTACTGAGGCAGAACGAGCAAGAGCATCGGCGCAAGGAGTGAGTCCACAAGAACGTCGTGGTTACGAACAGCAGGTCCGTGAAGGATTTCAAGCGTCTGGACGACTTGGGGGCAACCTTGGCATTGTCAGCGAAGCGATGGGCCGTGAAGATGTTATGGCCCGCAAACGCGCAGAAGCCGCTCAAGCTGCCAATCAGTCATATAACGCTGCTCAAGGATTCTACACGCAGCCGGGGCTTGCTCTGCTGAGTCAACAACCACTCTCGTATCAATCTGGGCAACAAATGCTCGGAATGGGCATGGGGCAAATTGGACGGGGAACTCCGGGCTTGATTAACCCAGACACGGGACTTAATCTTGGCGCAGCCGAAAGACAGAATCAGCTTCAAGCTCAAGCTGCTAACGCTCAAGCACAAGCGTCATACTCATCCGGGTTGTTTGGAGCAGTTGGTCAAGTCGGAGGAGCAGTAGGAGCAGCACTCATTTAATGACGAAACTTGAAAAAACCAAAGAGCTAATTGCATCTGGCGCAAAGAACTTTCCGAAAGGGATGATCTGTTGGTCAGGGGGCAAAGACAGCATGGTATTGTTGCATATCATGCGTGGTATGGGAATCGAATTGCCATTGGTATTTTTCCGTGAACCGTGGCAACCATCGAAATACAAGTTCCACGATAAGATCACCCAAGACTGGGAGTTACTTGTTTACTCATGGCATCCATATCAGTCTGCTTTCCAACAAGAAGGAGATGAATGGGAGGTCCAGAATCATTATAAGGTAAATTCAACAATCCTTACATGTCCAACCGGAATCACTGAACCTACAGACAGCAGCAAATTTGTTTGCGCTTTGGATATCCTGAAGCGTCCCAAACAGCATTATCTTGAAGTGCCATCATTTGACTGCTTGTGGATTGGCCACAAAGGTTGCGATTCAGATCCTATCCTTGGAGGAGACGCTGGAACAAGAATTGAATCTAGGGTTCTCATGGAACAGGCGACCATGATGTTTCCGCTTCGTGACTGGACTCATGCGGATATTTGGGAATACATTGAAAGCAATAATGTCCCATACGATTCGGACCGTTACGAAAAGCTATATGGTATTTGGGGCGAGAAGGTGGACAAACTCCATAATGTTGATTATGTTCACGCATGCACCCGATGCATCAATCGTAATCCTGAATCTCCTAAGTTTGTTCACTGTCCAAAACTTAACATGACTATTGAAAATATCTCATCTCTTGTTCCTTGGGCTGACCAAGAAAAACTCAGTTACATGAAAGACTAAATTTATGGCATTACTAGGATCATCCGTTGACCCGCGCCTGTTCGTTCAGGACTACTCAGGATTTACCCGCGCTGCTGATATCCAAGCGCAAAGCATGGCTAACCTAGGAAGCCAGATCGCTGGAGGAATTGAGCGTTATGGGGAGCAAAAGCAGGAGCGCAAAAAACTGGACGCTGGCATTAAGGCAACTGTTACTGGTATCGAGAGCGCAATTAAGATGGGCAAAAGCCTTGGCATTGACGTTGAATCAAGCCTGACCCCTTATTTGGACAAGATCAACGATCCAAACGTATCTCCTGTTGAAGCTGCCGCTTATGCTAAAGAAGCGTCAAACACCATCAGCAATGCTTTAGGTTTTGGGATGAAAGCCAATGAGATGGGTATTGATAAAGCGCGATACGAGGCAGGAGTTGCAGCAAGAATAGCTGAGTTGCAAGCTGAGGCAAACAAGCCCGGACCAATTACTGATGTTAACGTTCCCGGAGGAACGGTGCAAATGAGGACTAATCCACGAACCGGAGTGCTTGAACCACTTCAAGTTGCAAAACAAACTCCAGCTGCCGGAATTACAAGTGCGCTTGGAGACGCCACTCCTATGGATATTCCAACAACCGAAGGAATAATTATTCCGGCAAATGAAGGGGTGACTTCCCCAGACGGAACTACGGTTTCATATCTAGGTAGGCAATACACAGTAGATACGGGAGTCCTGCCTGCACGCACTCCCAACGAGCAAGCCGCTTCCGTTGACGCTGGCCTTTCGGCAATACCCACTAAAGGCCCCGTTGGATTCAAGCCAGCAAAAACAGATGAACAGAAAGGTGAAGTTGTAACACAAGAAGAAGCTAATAGGCGGACAGCATCTGGTCTTTCTGTCACGGCGACTCCAGTTGGTCAAGGAATGGTTCGGATTACTTCTCAAACTGGTTCTCCAAAACCATCACCTGTGATAGAGTCCCCTGAATCAAAGTTACAAACGCAACGACTACTTAAACTTGATGAGTCTCTTGGATCGCTAAGAGAGGTGGGAACAACTGCGTCACTTGATATTCAACCGCTAAAAGAAATCATAAACCTTTTAGATACAAATGTCAAAACTGGATTTGGCCGAGAAACATTGATGCAAGCAAGGAAGATTCTTGGACAAGATGTGTCAAACGAGGAGCAATTTCAAGCAATGGTTGGAGCAGAAGCTATGAAGAACATTGCTCTTACTAAAGGCGCAATTAGTGACAGGGAAATGGATTATTTCAAGACTGTATTGTCTCCCAATATGGGCAAGACAACAGAAGGTAACAAGAAGATTATTGAATTTCGTATCAAATACGCGAATCGAGCTAATAAGATCGCCAAAACGGTTTCCAATTTGCAAAAAAACAAGAAAGACCCATATGAAATTCAAGAAGCAGTTGATGAGATCATATCTTCTGAATCCCTTCTTGATAATCGCGGCACTGAGAAATCTGAAGTTAATCAAGCGGCTGAAGACGCAACATTTTTGGGGGGATACTAATAGATAAGTGCATGTCTGAAGAAGAAAACAAGGCGGTAAAAGCTGCGGAGATCATTAAGAGGAACAATGAGTTTCTATCTTCAAAATTTGGAGATGCAGGTGCTAGGCCGATTTCTTCTATTGGAGACATGATTAGTCTCGGGTTGGCAACTGACGAAAAAACGCTGACCCCTGAAGGTCGTCGATATAAAGCTCTTGTTGACAATCAATTCATCAATAAAGATGGAACGATGGCGACAAAGGGGGTGGCCTTCACGACTCCAACGGAAGACCTTTTGCCCACGTCAAAGATGGATGCTGGGACAAATCTTGATTTCGACGACCCAGAGAATCTGGAGAAGTTTTCATTGTGGCAGATTCGTGAGAAGGCTGGTCTTAATAAAAAGCCGGAAGACGAAGGAAACGCCATCTTGAATATCTTTAAGGGTGTTAACGAGATGCGTAAATCAATCGGAGTTGCCATCTCTCCTCCAAGCTACACCGAAGAACAAGAGGAAACCATAAGGAGCGGCGGCATAATGGACGCTCTTGGAGAAATAGTGAGTCCAAAGGGCGGATATACCAAAGAGCAAAGAATTTCTGCTCTTGCGAAAGCAGGAGAGGGGGCTGCTGAAACAGCGGTCACATCATCTGGGAAACTTGGGACATTTCTTGATAAGAATGTCATCAACCCAGCCCGCAAAGCACTTGGGGCAACTGACGAGCAAATCGAAGTTGACAATTTAGCTGGGAAATTTCTCGTGGATACCCGAGACGCTTTATACGAGGACGTTACAGCAGAGAAGACCTGGGACGCGATCACTTCAACGACTCAAGCGGTTGAGATGCGGGCGAAGGCATTGGAAGATTACACTCGTCAACTTGGTCCTGTTGAGGGAGCGAAGAAAATGGCGGAAGTGGATCGTGGGGCATATGCAACTGGCGGGATGGTTACAGATGTTCCAGGAATGGCTGTCACGGCAGCGACGTTTGGCGCAGGAAAGCTGTTCAGCTTGGGAAAAACAATGAAGACGGCAGAGGCACTTAAGAATGCCAGTGCTGCAAACACAAATCTTACTAAACTTGGAACAGCCGCAACCCTAATAGGAAAGAACATTGACGAAGCGACGGCCAGTGCTTCGGTTTTCCAGAAGCAATTGGATGACGCTCTTCTTGTTGGCAATAAAGAAGCTGCCGATTTGGCCAAGTCTCAACTTGACGAGGTGACAGCAACAATTGGCGAGTCGCAAGCTAGGCTGGGATTGGTAAATGACGGGATCAAGCTAAACGAAAGCGTTGTTCAAAGCGCATCAACCAAAATTGACGATCTTAACGCTCCCAGCATGATTGGGCGGAAGCTGACCAGCGGGGCAGTAAAAAAAGTCGGGGATGCGGCGGATGTTCTTGGAAATGGTGTTGCAAAAGTTAACAAAAAGATACGCGCACTTGAAAGAGGACTTGGTATTGGAAGACTCCCGTATCTTCTTCATGCTGCCAGTGCCGCCACGCTCGGGTCTGGATATGGAATATATGGGGCAGCAAGTGCCGCCAGACTCGGACTTCTTGCAGCGGAACCTTTGCTTAAAAAAGCTGCTGGTTTTGCCAACATTGTTGGTGACGAGATGCTTCAGCTTACGAATAGCTCTCCGTTCTGGAGGCGTGTTGCCGCAAATGAAGACGCTGGCCGCATGACGAAGGCATTTGGTGGGTTGATGGACTACACGACTCCAATCACGCGAGGGGTTGTTGGCGCGGCCAAGGGGACTGCCCAAGCACTTCCCGCGATGACAATGTATGAGGCGATCAACTCGCAAGGGCTAGACGAGAACGCAATGGAACGTGCGGGAGCGGGAGCTTTTGTCTTTGGATCTTTTGGCCGAGCGATTGGAAGTCGAAATAACTGGAACCAAGTAAAGAATAACGAGTTCTACAACTTTAGGAACAAGGTGAAGGAGGCCAGTCCTGAAGCGTTCCAACAATTTGAGGCTGTCCCATACAGGGACGTTAAGCAATTCGCGTCTTCTATTGATGCTGCTTACCCCGGAATGTTTGATTCTTGGAGCTTTGTTGAAAAGGGGAACAGCAAGTTTGATCCAGTAAACAAGCAGGCAACAATTAACTACAATGATCGTGCAGGTATTGTGAAAGCTGCGGCTGCTCACGAAGCTCTTCATGGTATTCAGTTCAAGCATCAAAGCGATGGTGCTGTGGCATCTCTAATGCTTGGTGACGAAACGCGCAAGGGGCTTGTCCGCGATACGGATGGGAATCTTGATCCTGAGTTCAAGCAATTTTGGGATGAGTATAATTCACGATTGGACGCACAAGGTTTGCCAAAGATCGACATTAACGACGCAGCGATTGAGTATTTTACCGACAACGGCGCACAGACACTATTTGAGGATGTTCTTGGAGGGAGCGTGTATAAGGCTTCACAAAAAACTCCTCTCAGGCGCAGCATTGAGAGCGTGTTCAAGTCAACGATGGCGGCGACTCCAATCGTGAAAAACCTCCACTTCAAGCTTGGTGGAGCAACTGACAATCTTGGTCGTATGGTGGATGGTTCAGGGTTACTCGCCAAGGGCATGAAGGAGCTTCCAGAAGTTAAGGCAATGATCCGCAACATGTATCGTGAATCTGCTGGGCTTCCAAAACAAGCTCAGAAGCCACAGATCATTAAAGATGCTCCATCCCAAGATCCAAAGCACTATAAGGGCGGTGAAGTAATCAGGAAGGCCAATGAGGAAGCCGTCCAAGGTGGAACTCCGCTTCCAGATAACGTGCTTAATCCAGACGCTAACGGGAATGGGGTTGGATACTTGACGGACAATGTAGCCAAAAAACTTGAGGAAGCCAAAGTTATTGCCGATGGCGACTATTCCGAAGTTGTTGCAATTAACGAAATTATGGGAACTCCAGTATCGTATCTTCTTACGAACAAACCAGAGTTACAAGGGCGATCAGTCCAAGTCGAGGGGATCACATCAAACAATGTTGTTCCAATTAACTGGGAGTTGAAAAATGGTCGTCTTTATCTTGTCGGAATGGACATGGTTCAGTTGAAGTTGAATATCGCAAAAGCAACAAAAAGCAGTATTGCGAAAAAGCTCGACATGAAATACGCTGACATATTAAATGATATTGACAGTTCAGCACTGCTTCACGCAAAGAATCAAACTACGGACGCATACTTCCAAAGCAAAGACCCAAAAAACTGGGAAAGGCGAAAGAACTTCATCAACTCCGTTCAAGGTCTTCTTACTGAGTCGCAAAAGAAAACCAATCCTCTGTTTGACAAAAGGAATCTTAACAAGACTTCTGGTATCTACCGGACATTTGCATGGGACCGCCTTGGAGACAAAATCCAAATGACTGGCGAGGTTGCTATTCCTTACGGGCAAAACTCGTATTATAGCTTGCGAGACAACTTGATGCCGCAGCCTCCACGGATGAACCGCAATGGGGAGCTTGTTAAGGAGATACCACCAATCTCTAAAGGTAAAAAACCAGTGAATTCAATTTCACCCTTGATTTATGGAGCTTCATCGCGTCAAATGCAGCGGGAAGAGAAATAAGCAATGACCGATGATCCAAACGAGAAGCTAAAAGCGGAATACGTTGACGAACGAGAAGACAAGTCCGCTTGGTTTCTTGAGGTCAAAGAACGTGCGAAGCTCTCTCCGGGCAACTGCGTCGAACACTATGCCCCAAACAAGGCTGCAATGGCCCTGTGGCTGGCCGCACAAGGCGCGAGGATAACCGACATCCAGAAGAAGACAGGACTCGGCAGAGAGACGATCAGGGGGCTACAATGGCGTCACACCGATACGCTGGAGACAAAGCGCAAGGAGTTCTCGATGAGATACGCAATTGCGGCGCAGGATTACACGGATCTGCTCTTTGAGCGTTCCCAACAGCTGTTTGATAATCCCGAGGAGCTTGCCAAGATTAGCCCTGACAAACTAGCCGTAACGGTGGGCATCCTGACTGATAAAGCCGCTCAACTGACCGGAATGGCGTCCTCAATCGTGGAGCATCGCAAGGGGGCGAGTATTGATGATGCTGCGAAAATGATCTTTGATGCAAAGGCTCGTATTGCTAGCAAGATCAAGAGTGATGCCATTGATGTTGAAATCATTGACGAACCAAATAGCTTCTGATAAAAATCAAGCGTCAACCGGATGTGTGGTCCAGAAGACGCTTTAACACAAAACATAAATGACTATGAAAAGTGCTGAGAAAAATAAGCCAGAACAAATACTGGATGTCAAGAATATATCCGATTATTTGGATTACGATCCAGAAACCGGGATTTTTATTTGGAAGATCAAAACAAAAACAAGTAGTG